GAGTAACTAAAGTATTTCTAGCACGAGTAATTAAACTTTCATTACCCATAGTATTTAGATGTACTTGAAATTTATGTTTATTAGCTACAGAGATAGTATTTAAAATACCATGTAAATAAGCTTCTGTTAATTGACCGCCATAACAAGGTGTTGCGATCATTACACCTAATTTTTTATTTTCCATTATGTTACTACTGTAACATTTCCTACACTACTTGATAACAAATTTGTGCTAGCTTGTGCTACACCTACTGCTAATATAGCTCCTGATGTATTAGGGTATAAAGTTTGAATTTGATCAGGAACACCTCCTATTTGTGAATTAGGAACTTGTGGTCTAGCATTTTGTAAAGATTGAGCGTCAGTAAAATAAGTTAAATCTAATTGAGGTTGTTTAGGTTCATATTCTGAAGTATGAACTAACATACCCGTCCATTCAAATCTCATCTCATTATAAGGAAACTCTAATCCAGAACGATCTGATATAACTCTAGCATTTTTTCCACTTGAAAATTTAGCAGAAGGTGCTCTATGAGGTCGTTTTGATCTATCTGCAGTAATTGCCATAATTAACTATAGTAAGATGTTGATGGTAATATTCTAGTAGAAGGAGTATCATCTCCTGCAATTAATCTTTGATAAGCTTGTTCATAATCAGCTTGTAATTCAGCTCGTTGTGCTTGTTGTATTCCTGGTCTTTTTTTAGATAAAAAATAAGCAAGTCCTGCACACATTGCTTCGTAAGCTCTAAAAGGAACATCTAAATCTTGTTGTACTCCACCTACAGTAGATGCAGTTACATCTTGTATTCTTCTTAATCTATAATAATTGATAGTGTAACTTTGATCAGGTGTTGGATATATTTTTAATACAGGTGTTTCTAATCTTTGTAAAAAAAATTGAGTAGGTCTAGATTGAGAAGTTTTATTTGAGATAGCAGCATAATCATTTAATCCTAAACGAGTCATTGAATATTCTGTATTATCAATTAAAACATTTGCATTTATAATATCAACTAAATCAGAAGGTAGTGAATATTGATTTGTTCCTTGTGTTACACTTAATTGAACTAATTCAATAGTCCATTGATTGTAACCACGATTGGCCCAATCACTAAACATAATATTTAAACTACGTCTAGCAGAACGCACATCATAACCTAATATAGGATCACCTCCTATACGATCATATGCTTCCTGTATAACATCGTTTACAGTTAAATTAAATGTCGCTGTACCCGAAGTAGCCATTATGCAAAAAATACTGTTACGCCACCGACATTAGTTAAATTCGCTTGTAAGTTTGAAGTGAATTTTACTCCTTCGTCTGGTAAACTAATATTAATTGGTCCACTATCAGCACTTGCTCCTGTAGTTACTGTAAATTTAGTAACATCTCCATCTGCAAAAACAACACTTCCTGATGCTGCAGTTGGAGTAATAATAAATGCTTTTAATCTAGTTGGTCCTCCAAATAATGCTACATTTGACCCCGTTGTCGCTGTACTATTTGCAAAAATATCAGATCCTGCCATTTTTTCCTCCTATATTAAGTTTCTTTTCATTAAGTCTTGATATAATAACTCAATTCTGTCTTTTTCGCTACCAATTCTTGGTAATTGAGCCAATAGTTCTTTTTGTCTTGTAATTCCCATATCTAAAGGTTGTACATTTAATTTATCAGCTTGATCAGCTATAGATAAAGCATCAGCTTGTTTAATAACAGTTGGAGCTTGATCTTCTCCAAATTCTTTTAATACTTTTTGAATATTTTTAATTTTTTTATCTAATTCATCTTCTTTCTTTTCTTCTTTAGATTCCTGAACTAAAATATCTTGACCTCTTTCTATAGGTTTATCTTGTCCAGCTCTGTAGTCTTCTATAGTACTTAAAGCTATTTGTTCTTCTGTAGGTTGATATTCTTCTTTAGCTTTTTGAAATTCTATTAATTTTTCTGTAGAAGTTTTTTCTGGTTCTTTTTCTTCTCCTTTATTACTCTTTCCCCAATTTTTAAGAGCTTCTCCTAAATCTTTAAAATTTTCAAATAATGTCATAATTTTTTATAAAGAGGGCCCGAAGGCCCTCTAGAACTATATTAGCTTAAATTGTTATTTTGTAAATACATTACAGTAACAGTTGCGGCACCAGTAGTACCATCACCATCTGTACCTGTAAAATACGCAATAACATTTGCGTCAGTTGTACCGATATCAGTAGCTTCTGTATCTAAAGTACCTCTAGTAGTACCTGTAGCTTTTACGTTTGAAGATGGAATAAATGCATCAACATCCGCAGCAGTTCCTACAGTTACAGTAGCAGCATTAGTATCATTACTTACAGTTGTTACGTTTAAAATAACATCTACAATTTGTGAATTAGCTGGAATAGTTGCAACAGTAGTATTAGCTGAAGCACCAATAATATCAATTACACCAGATTGTGCCATAATGACTTGACCGGTATTTTTAATATCAGATCCTAAAGTAGTACCTGTAGTTTCTTTAATAGTTCCAGCTTTAATTGGGCCGGAAAAAGTAGTTGTTCCCATATGTCTATCTCCTTTTAAAATAGTCTGCTTTCGCAGTCTTTGGGTTAATATACTAGGCGTATTGCTACGCCTAGTATAAATTAGTTATTAAGCAGCTCCTTCAGAACCGAAAATAGCTCTCCAGTCAGTGAAACCGAAAGAGTATCTTTCTCTAACTTTGTATCTTAGATTACCAGTTTCAAAATCGCCTTCAACAGCTTTTTTGATTGGTGCTCTTACGAAGTGCTTCATTCCATCTGGACAATCAGTCATAATGAAATATGCATCCGGGTCAGTTAATCGCTGGTTAACAGCAACTCCGCCAGGAATCATACCCATATTTCTCATTGCGTTGATGTCATTGTCAGCAGTTCCTGGTCTTAAATTAGACTTAAGGATTCTTTCTGCAATAAACACCAATTGAGGTGGAACGATTAGCTTTTGTCCACTTAATGCAATTGGAATACTTCTGTCATCGACAGTAGTAGAGATTTGAATCAGTAACTGCTCTAAAGAAGTTTCTGATAAATCTGCTGGTGTCGATAAAGTGTTCGAAGCAGTTCCTCCACCGCCTAGTGGGTGAGAAGCAGACAATAAAGCCACGCCATCGCCACCTACTGAAGTAGTAGTTGCATTGTTAAGGATGTTTGCACCTTTGATTTCTTTAGTATGTTGCATTGATCTCGCAAGGGCTCTAGCATACTTAGCTCCTAAAGATCCGTACAGACCATCTTCTTCAGCTTCTTCAGTAATTGAAAACGCTAAAGCGATAGTTTCATGCACGTATCTAGAAACGAAGCCTTCTCGGCCTGAGTCATACGAAATTGCAGCACCTTCAGCTTTAGTTGGTGCAGCTCCGAATCCGATCATTTGCACGTCTTCTTCGAAAGCTTTTTGAGATTGCTCAATAGAATAGATTTCTCTCCATTGTTCTGGATATCTATCATATTCCATACCAAACACGGTATTTAAACCTAGGTTGAGCTGTTTGGTAAACAGGGCTCTATTTAATGCCATAGTCTTTTAGCTCCTATAATTAAACACCAGCAGTACGTGTACCGTAGTTAGAGTTATTAATAATAACTTCTAATTTAGCATTCGCACCGACTGCGTTGTTTGGTTCATCAATCAATCGTAATATTTTCAAGACTTGAGCTCCTGTACCTAATGTAGCAAGATCTGCTTCGTCTGTTGAATATCCGAAAGTTGCGTTGAAAGTACCAATAGTTACGTTACAAGTTTCGCCTACGTTAGCCGCTGCGAAAGTTCCGTTACCTTGTACTTTGTAAGTGATATTTGGATCATCGTAAACATAAGCTTTCACCGAAGTGTTAGTTTTTACTGCTGTTCCCGTGTTCCAAACTTTGACGAATTTCACGTCACCTGTTGAGTTTTCGATATACTCTGCTCCATAGAATACACCTAGCGCAACTCCGCCAGCTGTAGCTCTATTGATAGTACCATCACTAGCTAAAGCAACTAAATCTCCACTTGCAAGATTTGCTGCATAAGCATTAGCAATTAAGTATTCTTGAGGTCGAACAACTCCACCAGTTAAATGTCTTAACGGAGTAAATCCGTTAGGTGCATCTGTATTAGCCATATTAATAGCCTCCTAGTTAAGTTACTCTTTAAAGCCACCTCTAGTAACTTCTGTCTTGAAGCTTTTTGTAATTGGATTTCCAGGCTGTTCTACTCTATGCATATCCATTTCAACTGATCTCATTAAGTTTTCAGTCATTTGTGCGTAATATTCATTACGTTGATTTACCATTTCTTCTGGCATTTCACAGAGTACCATTCCTTCAATTCCAATAAAACCAGCAAATCTGCCATGTTCAATCGTTGGAAAATGTGTAGCATTCTTGACCGTTTTAGGATCACGAGGTTGCCAACCTTCTCTCAATCGTTTAGCAACATTTGTTGGTTGTTCCTGTCCTAATACCATAGTTGCAATCCATCTTTGTTTGAAACCAGGTCTTGCTTCAGGTGCTTCAAGTAAATTACTTGGGCGCCAACTTGAAACTTTAGCAGATTCCTCTACTCTAGTTTCGTGTTTTATTTTATTGTCTTTATTCATGTCGTGCTCCTTTCAGTTCACGTATTGGTGCTAAAGCTTTTTACTTCTTTAGCAAACCGTTTTAGTGCCGCTTCATCATTAATATCAATTCCGAATGTTTTAGCTGTTGCTAAATCATCTGAAGTTAGCTTTACTCTATTGCTATCATTTCCTTTTTTACGAGAAACTCCAGCAACTGGAGATTGCACTCTGTTAGCCTTTTGTACTATATTTTTGTCGGAATTGGAAGTGTTTTCGTCTGATTTTGTAAAATGAGATAAGCCACTTTCTTTAAGTCGTTTATCCATTTCTTCATAATAACCAGGATCATTAACATCCCAACCTTCTTCTGTTAATTCTGCATCAATTCCATATGCCATAGCTGTTTCTTTACGATAACCAGGCTTATTAAACCATTTAGAATTAGATTTTACCCATTCCGCAGCTAAAGGTGGAGCTTTAGGTTCTTTTTTATCATCCTTTTTAGGTGTTTGAGCAGAATATTCTTCTGTTTTAGATAATTGATTACGAATATCAGCCATATTTTCATATAACTTAACTTGTTTATCAGTATCTCCTTCTTCAATTGCTTGTTTTAATTCAGAAGAAACAGATTTTAATTGATTAGAAAGTGATTTACTTGCAATATCAAAAGTTTTTCTTTGAGTTTCTGCAAGTTTTTCTTCTAATTCAGCTATTCTTTGCTCAGCTTCTGCTCTTTTTGCCACTTCTTTAGCAATTCTTTTACGAACTTTTTCAGAATATGGCATATCATCTGAATATTCTGGAACTTTTTTAGTTTCAACTTGAGGTTTTTCTTCTTTTTCCTCTGGTTGAATATCTAAATCTCCATTATCTACATCTTCTTTTAAAGCATCTAAAGGATTAGCAGGTATTTCTACTTCTTTATCTTCATTTGCTTCATCTAGTTTTACTTCTATTTCTT